GTTCGCGATTGGCGCGATGGAGCTTGGGTTGCAGATCCTGCAACAGCGCAAACCACTCTCCGACCAACGCAACGCTGCCATGGTGCAAGCTCGTCGCCAGGGCAAAACCGAGGACGACAGCATCAGTCGGCAGGAGGTTGAGCGGTTGGCCCGGGCACTCGCCCATAACGCAGCCCTAGGCCTCCAGCGCGCAGCAAACAAGCTCGTGGACAAGCTCGACGGCATCACAGACCCGCGGCTGCAACATCCGATTATCGTGGACGCTCTCGCCACCGAAGCCTACATCGCGCCGTTCGAGCAGGCGCTGAACCTCGCCGCATCTCACGGCCTACCCGATTGGCTCGTGTCTGCGATTCGCACCGGTGTCGATCTCCAGGTGGAGGATGCGCCGTGAAGCGCTGGCTGGGCACCGTGAGCTTTGCAGAGCGCTGCGTCACATTGGATGGCCAACCGTTCGTGATGGCGGACAGGCCGTATCTGCGCGCCGTCATCGAGGCGATCGACCAGAAGCTGGGCTGCACCATCATCGCCATGATGCCTCCGCAGCGAGGGAAGACGCTGGTTGGCCAGCTCCGCCTCCTCCGCAACATCGCGATCGAGCCGCGCCGGGCGCTGTGGTACAGCAAGACACAGATCGACGCCCGTTCCCTGTCGGATGCGAAGCTCAAGCCGCTGATCGAGCAGACGCGAGCGGTGCAGGACGTGGCCTTCACTGACCCGGACAAGCGCGGGCGCGGGCTGCTGTTCAGGTTCCACACAGGCCCCATCGAGCTTCTGTCCGCCGATGTTCAAAGCCATCGCAACTCCCGCTCCGGCTCCGAGATCTACCTCGACGAGGCGTGGCAGTATGACCCTCGGTGCATCTCGGAAATCTACCGGCGAGGTGACGGGTACAAGTGGAACAGGCGTCAGGTGATCATGACCACCGCACCGGACGCCGGCCACGAGCTGGACGTGCTCTGGGAGTCATCCACAAAACACGAATGGCACCTTGCCTGTCCGCATTGCGGCGGGACGTTCATCCCGCGCCTCACAGAGGAGATGATGCAGTGGGATCGCATCACGGACCAGCAAGGCCGTTACCTCGTCGAACAGGCTGCGGAGACCGTCCGCATGATCCCACCCTGCTGCATGAAGGAGATTCGGTGGAGTCCGGAGACTCGGAAGCAGATGAACGACGAGGCGCGAGGCGCAGGGTACAAGCAGACGAACGAGCACCCGGCGCCGACCGTGTTCGGGTATAGGTTCAACGTGTTCGCCACCGACGACTGGCGGCTCGTGATTGCCGAATGGCTGCGAGCCAACAACGCCAAGCGCAACGGCGACCCGACCCAGATCCGCGAGTTCAAGTTGAAGATGCTGTGTGAGGCATGGGACCCAAATCGAGAGCGGAAGCCGGTTGGCGAGATTGAGGTTGGGCCCTACGTCCTGGGTGAGAAGTGGGCGGACGAAGGCGTAGACGAGCAGGACCGCCCGTACCGCTTCATGATCGTCGACGTTCAGCGGAATCATTTCTGGGCGAATGTCAGGTCATGGGCTCGCGATGGACGCTCCCGACTCGTGGCTCGGGCGAAGCTGCTGACGTCGCACGAAATCGCGCAGATGGCGAAGGACAACGGCGTGTTACACGGGCAGTGGTTTGAGCAGCGTTTGCCGACCGGTCAATGGGTGCAGGTCTGCGAGTCTCGCGTGTTCCTGGATTCCAAGTATAGCCAGGGCGGGCTCGTGCCTCGCATCTGCGCGGAGCATGGGTTCCACGCCTTCTACAGCTACAAACGGAACGCGTTCAAACACTCGGACGGGATCTTCAGGATCTACGACGAGGGTCGGTTTCTCGATCCGCTTTCAGGCACGCACCGGATGGAGGAGCAGTATGGGAAGCGCGTCCTCCAGTTCTACTTCTGCGCAGACGCCGCCAAGGACCGGATGCAGGTCCTGCGGGAGGAGATTGGCTCAGATGGCCTCCCGATGTGGACTGCGGCGCAGGACTGCGGGGACGAGTACAAGATGCAAATGTTGGCAGAGCAGAAGGTGAAGGTCTTTGGCTCCGATGGTCTCACCTACAAGCACGAGTGGAAGAAGGTCGACAAGGACAACCACTACTTCGACTGCGAGACGATGCAGATCGTGTGTGCGTCCATGGCCGGGTTGCTTGGGTCGGATGAGATAGGCGTTGACAAATAGCGACCGGATCAATCGCTTGCGGCGCGCTTGGCTTACTCCAGCGTACAGGCGGGGATCTACTACGGCTTCACCTTGGCAGAGGTGCAGGCGGAGCTTGCTCGGTACAAAGCCGAGGTCCAGAAGATGGTTGGCGGCCCACGCAACGTGCTGGCCGCGTCGGTAAACGGAAAGTCATTCTCCTACGGCCCGTCCGGCTCCCTGTCGCTGGCGCAGTGGCAGGCGGAAATCCAAGACGCTCTTTCCCAAGTGGACGACGACGTTATTGCGTTGCCGTCTGAAACAAGGGTGAGGTTCGCATGAGCATCCGCGCCAAACACCAGCGCAGGCTCAAGGCTCAACAGGCGCAGCCGCAGGCCAACGGCGGATCCCGTCTTGGGTACTCGTGGACGTCCTCGGACAACCTTTTCCCGTCGCCATCCGACTCCAACCTTCGCGGGTGGCGTCCGTCGCTGGATCGCGACGTCTGGAAGATGCTCTCAAACGCGAAGCATCGGGCGATGATCTCGGATTCGCGCTACGTGTTTGGAGGGTCCGGGGCGGTGTCTGGCGCAGTCCGGAAAAAGGCCGATTACGCCATCGGCTGGTCTTGGTCCCCGACCTACACTGGCATGAACGAAGCGTTCCGGCGGGTTGCCCAGCCGCTCATGGATCGCTGGACCCGCCTCTGCGACATGCGTGGCGGAGTGTTCGACTGGCGTCTCGGGCTTCGCTGCGCCTCAATCGCAATGGATCGCGACGGCGACTGCTTCGCGGTCAAGACGATCACGCCTGAAGGCTCCCCACGCATTCAGTGGCTGGAGGGTCATCGGGTTGGAACTCCGTCCAATGGATGGCAGCCTGTCGACCGAGTTCCGGACAATGCGCAAACGCAGGGCTACGCAGGCCTGCCGGTGCTCTCTGGCGTTGTTTACGACGAGTTCATGCGGGCAGTTGGCTACAACCTTCTGCCTCCGGAGGGTGAATCAACAGGCTCCGAAACCGAGTGGAACATCATTCCCGCGTCAGCGGTGGAATCGTTCTCCGATCCGGACTGGTTCTCCGCATCCCGCGGCATTCCTTCAATCATCCGCGCCATCCTCGACTGGTACGACCTCGGTGAGACCAGGGAGGCGGAAAAGATCGCGGTCAAGGCTCACTCCTCGCTCGTGATGGTGGAGAAGAACGAGACCGGCCGGCGCGAGATTGGGCGCGAGGCGATCGGGTCTGGCGGGCTCCCATCTGCCGGCCGCCAGTCGCTTCAGACGCAGATGTACGACAAGGGCCTCATCCGCTACATCAAGTCCTCTGGCGACATCTCCGCGCACGAGACGAACCGCCCTGGCGAGGCGTGGCAGAACTTCATGAACGAGATCACCCGCGGGGCGTTTCTCGGCATGGACATGCCTATTGAGTTCGCGTGGAACTCATCCCAGATTGGCGGCGCGGGCATCCGCGCCATGGTCGGGCAGGTCCAGCGGGCGATCGAGAACCGGCAGGCCGTCATGTACAAGCCGGCAATGGCAACTTTCCTGTGGGCGGTCGCTGTCTACATGCAGGGCAATGCCATCCCGTTTTCGCCTGACTGGTGGAGCTGGGAATTCTCCATGCCCGCGAAGTTCTCCGTCGACATGGGGCGCGACTCCCAGAACCGGCGGGAGGACGTCAAGGTTGGGCTCCGATCTTTCTCCGAGGTCGTCGGAGAGGATGGCATCGACCTGCGCGACCACATCAAGCGCCGCATTGCAGACTTCCAACTCGCGAAGGCTGAGGCGGACGCCGCTGGCGTGCCGATGGAATGGGTCCTGAACCCATCCGCGGTCGTCCCTCCATCCACCGAAATCACCATTTCCACCGAAGGCCAATGAACTCCTGGTACAACATCAAAGCCGCAGCCTCTGGCGGTGTCTCCGAGGTCTTCGTCTACGGTGAGATTGGCGATTGGGGCATCACCGCCGAGCGGTTCAACCGCGACGTCGCGACACTCTCCGGAAAGATTCTCGTCCGCATCAATTCGCTTGGCGGGTCAGTGTTCGACGCGGTGGCCATGCACACGTACCTCGGCAGCCTGCCGGACGTGGAGACGATCGTGGACGGCATCGCCGCATCTGCCGCATCCGTCGTGTTCGCCGCAGGCAAGGTTCGGAAGATGGCCAAGGCCGGCTACCTGATGATCCACAACCCGTGGACGTTCGCCGCTGGCAACGCAGACGACCTGCGCAAGGAAGCTGGGTTGCTGGACTCGATCACCGCAACGCTGGTCGGCGTGTACCAGTCCGTCAGCACGGACGACGAGGAGACGATTCGCAAGGAGATGGAGGATGAGACCTGGCACTCGGCAGAGACCGCAAAGGCCAAGGGCTACGCCACCCACATCGTTGACGCGCCGGTCGCAAAGGCGTCCATCCCTGCCGGCCGATTCGCCAAGCTGCCACAAGCTCTCGTCGACGCGATGAACGCGCCGGCAAAACAGGAGACCAAACCAGTGAACAAGAAACTGCTCGCCCTTCTGGGCGTGACTGGCACGGAGCGCGAGACGTTTCTCGCGAACTCTGTGCAGGCCCTCGGTGTAACCGATGAGGCCATTGCGCAGGCGGAGAAGG